AAAGCAGAAGATTGCTTTGTAGTTTGGTTTAGCAAGACCCTTCAAAATTGGAAAGCTCTTGTTAGTACGAACACAATTACATCAAGCGAGCCTTGTGGAAATTATGCAGAAATCACGCATAACGGAGACAAGAAAGAGACTTATGTGGATGTTTACGCCAAGGTTTCAAATCGTGCTATTAAAGATTAGGAGGTGATCCAACATCTTGACTGGCAGGAATAGACTGCTATAAATCACTGTAAATTGCTATAAACCGTATCAGATTTGATGCGGTTTTTTATATGCGCCCGAAGGGGAGATAGTTCGATTCTATCTCACAGGTTAATCAAGTTCGAGTCTTGAAATCTGGCGAGCGGTTCGAGTCCGCTGGGGCGCCTTATTGTCCGAGCATTGACGACACTAAAAGCCATGGAATTACACAGTCGGGGACGACTTTAAAAATAGGAGGTTCGTAATGAACGAAGAAACACAAACAGTCGAAACGGTTGAAGCTCAAGGGGTACCTGCAGAACCTACTATCGAAACACAACCGCAAGACGAGAAGAAGTACACAGATGCAGAAGTCGATGCTATCATCGACAAGAAGTTTGCTAAGTGGAAATCAGAGCAAGAAGCCAAGGAAAACGAAGCTAAGAAACTTGCGAAGATGAACGCTGATGAGAAACAGAAATACCAGTTGGATCAGCGTGAGCAAGAACTAGCTGACCGTGAAAAGGCTATCGCTCGTAAGGAATTGACCGCAGAAGCTAAAGCAATGCTAAGTGAACGTGACTTGCCAGTGGAGTTAGTGAACGTGGTTGATTTGACAAGCGCAGAGACGGTATCTGAATCTATTACCTCTATCCAAAAAGCATGGGAAGAGTCAGTTCAGAAGGGAGTTTCTGAGCGTATGAAAGGTAGTGCGCCTATCAAGAATGCACAAACAGTCCAGCAAGAAGTCACGGAAAAATGGCGTAAAGACTTCTTGTAATAAAAGAAAAGAGGAAAAATAAATGGCATTTGAAGAATTAAACACAGCAGAATCACGCAAGAAACATCTTGGGATTATTGAGGATGTACTTGCAGTAAATTCATATTCAACACCACTTGTAACATCAAGTGATGCAGTAACATTGCAAGGTCGCTCTTTCACAGTAGCAACTGGTAACACAACAGAACTTAAAGACTACAAACGTAACAAAGACAATGAATTTGACCACGTTGAAGTTGAAGAAAAGGTTTATACCCTTGATGAAGAAAAATATTGGGGTCGTTTCGTAGACCAATTGGATGAACGTGACTCTAATGGTCAAGTAAATATCAATTACGTTATTGCACGTCAAGCGGCAGAGGTAGTAGCTCCATATCTTGATGAACTACGTTTTGGTGCAGCACTTGGTAATGTTAGCGACAACGTTACTATGGGCAAAGAAGCAGGAGCGAACAACGCCTATAATGCAATTCTAGATGTTTCTGAAAAACTAGATGAACTAGGAATTACAAAAGAGCGTTTGCTTTTTGTAACACCAAAATTCTACAAAGCTATCAAGTCTGAAATTGTTCGTTTGCCACATGGTGACGCAGATAAGAAAGTTCTTGGAAAAGGATATGTTGGTGAATTGGATGACTACACAGTCTACAAAGTACCTTCTAAATTCCTAAAAGGTGTTAATGCCCTTGCTACTGCTCCAGGTGTTGTAACATCTCCAGTGCAAGTAGATAACACTAAGTACAACGATAACATTCCAGGTCGCTTTGGTGAATTGGTAGAACAATTGCTTTACACTGGTGCATTTGTTCTTGAACACTTCAAGAAATACATCATTACCATCGCTGATTCTAAACCTGAAGCTAAACCATCTACTCAAGGTAAAGTTGTAAACCGTGCTAAAGCGTGGAAGGCTGGAACAGCCTACAAAGAAGGTGACACAGTAACTCATGCTGATAAAGTCTATGTAGCAGTTAAGGATATTTCTAGCTCAGCAACATCACCAGACGCAGATACAACTAACTGGAAAGAAAAAACTGGTAAGAAATAGGTCTTAGTTATGAAATTTAAAATCAAACAAGATTTCTATGATTGGAAATCAAATGTAAAACGACTGGTAGGGGAGGAACTTGAGATTACTGACGAACGCTATGCTGAATTGGCTAACAATTTTGCCAGCAATGGTGTGGCTATCTCAGATGTTCTTGAGGAAATCCTCCCTGAACCTGAGTTCTTAGAAGAGGATTGATATGTCTATAGAGTTGCTGAAGAAATTAACAGGCGAAGAAGATACTCAGCTTCTCATGTTGCTCCAGACGAGGGCTACAAATCTTATCTTATCAGAGACCAATCGCACATCTTTGACACCTGCTTTAAGTCTTTTAATCCCTGAGGTTGCTATTGAGCTCCACAATCGCTCAGGAGCGGAAGGAGAGCACTCTAGAACCGAAGGTGGTATAGCAGTAGTCTACGGGGAAAACGGCCTGTCTACGGGTCTTCTACAGCGTATCCGCATGCACAGACTGGCAAGGGTGGCAGGCCATGTTTTTGAAGCAGAGTAGACTGAAACCTTATCCGATGCGACGGTTTGAAAAGACTGTCACAGAGGAAGGTGTCGCAAAAGAAGGATATGCCAAGGAAGCTGAGACAATCCGCCTTGAATTGTGGCCAGCTAGTAGCAAGCTACAATCTGAATTGTATGGCGAGCGTGTCAACGACATTTTGAACGCAAATGCCAACAAGTCAGCGACTATCAAAGTAAAGGATGGTGTGTGTATCGATAGCCCGACGGAAGTGACTCATAGGGTTATTTCTAAAAAAGTCTACACACATCATCAAGTTTTGGAGTTAGAGCGTGTCAGAGCTACTAGGGGCAGATAGACTCATAGCTAAGTTCAGAAAGTTGTCAGATGTTGCGCAACGAGATATTGTTTCAAAGGCGGTTCATCATGCAGCCAAAACCATTGTCCAAGCTGATGCTAAAAGACTTGCACCAGGTAACAATGGAGAACTTAGAAATAGTATCAAGACTAGGGTTAAAATGGACGGAGATAAGGTTATAGGAGAGGTTTACACAAATCTACACTATGCGCCATACGTAGAGTTTGGTACAGGGCCAAAAGGACAAGCTAGCCATTCAGGTATATCACCAGAGGTCAGCGTGTCTTATCGCTCTAGCCCGTGGTATGTGCATGAAGACCAAATCGATGTAGGACCTTACCACTTTCAAAAGATTGGGGAGTTCTACAAGATGTATGGTCAACCTGCCCAGCCTTATCTTTATCCAGCTTTGAGAGACAATCAAGAGCGTGTGTCCAAGAATATTTCGAATTATGTCCGTAGAAAGATAAGAGAACAAATATAATGATCAATATCAAGCCTGTTATTTATAAAGAATTGCAAAAGGTCGCAGATAATGTGACTGATACTTATCCTAGCGATTGGGAGACTTTCCCAGTCGTTATTTTTTTGGAAGAACAAAACAAGCCCGGAGAGTGGTTTGATGACAAGGAACAAAAATCATCTATCCGCTACAAGGTGGATATTTTTGATGATAACAGTACTAGTGAGGTAGCTGTTAAAATCAATCAGATTTTTGAGTCTTTAGGTTTGAGAAGAACCGACTGCCAAGACGTGCCAGACCCGTCTCATTTGAGACACAAGGTCATGCGTTTTGAAGGTGTCGTTGATTTAGACTCAGAGCTTGTTTTTCAATTTAGAATGGAGAATTAAACATGTTAGCAAATGGAATTACGTTAGCTTATGGTACAGCTAAAGGAACTTATACTAAACTTGCTGGGTTGAAAGAAGTACCAGAGTTTGGTATTGAGCCTGAAAAAGTAGAGAACACTACTCTTGAAGATAAAGTTAAGAAGTATGAGTTCGGTATCGGTGATGCAGGGGAATTGGAATACAAATTCTCTTACAAGAACGATAGCGCAACCGCACCTTATCGTATTTTGCGTAACGCGGCAGACAACAAGACAAAACTTTTCTTTGAGCAAACTTACCCAGACAACACTAAAGTTCATTTTGAAGGTCAAGTATCTGTTAAGCTTGGCGGTGGCGGTGTCAATGCCGTTATCGAGTTCACCCTTAAAATTGCGTTGCAGTCAGAGTTGGAATTTGTAGACGGAATTGGAGGTTAATTAAATGGCGTTACCTTACTCAATTTGGAAGATTAGTGATGAGAAAGAGTTGAAACTACGACTTTCATCTCATCAAGCAGCAAAAGTTGAAGAAAAAATCGGTATGAACTTACTGAAAATCTTCATGCCTGAAGCTGGCGAAGAGTTTCCTTTGCCTCCTTTGAAAGTTGTATTGCTTTTGATTCACGGAGCTTTGCAAAAGTATGAGAATGGGTATTCTCTTGAGGATGTCTACGATCTATACGATGAATACGTGGATAACGGTGGAGACCAAACAACCTTCATGACAGAGGTTTTAATGCCACTCTTTGAAGTATCGGGTTTTACTCCACGAGGAAGCAAGGCCAAGAAAACTTCCAAGAAGAAAATGACAGTAGTCGAGTAATCTTAACGGTAACGCAGATTATTGAGAGGCTTTATCCTATGTTTTTAGACATCGGGGGTAAGCCTCTTGATTTTTGGGATTTGACGGTGCTTGAAATCAGGGAAATGATAGAAAGCTACAACCGTGTCAAAATCCAAGAGCGTAAAGAAAAGATTATTGACTCATACAGACTTTCGCAGATGATATCCAACCACGTTTCTTTGTTATTGTCCAAGGATGCTAAGGTCTTTGAGTTCTGGGAGTATGCGCCCGAGTTATTTGTAGAAGAACAACAAGCGGTAGAACTGGAACGACAGAGACAAGCGCTTTTGTTGCATAAGGAACGGATGCGTGAATTTGCAGAGAGACACAATCGAAAAAGGAAGGAGGAAATGAATGGCAACTCTTGACGAATTGAAAGTCATGATTGACGCTGAGATAGCGCCTTTCAGGAAGAAGATGAAAGAAGTCGAGAATCAGGTCAAAGGAACATCTGACCAAGTGAAGAATGCCACTGCCAAAGTTCGTGAACAGTCGAACTCTATCGGTAGTGCGTTTGGCAAGCTAGCTAAGTTCGCTGGTTTTGCAATCCTTGGTAAGAAATTGCTTGATGTTGGGATGTATTCAACGCAGACAGCTCTTGAAGTAGCAGCGTCTATGAACCAAATCAAGCGACAGATGGGCGAGAGTTCGCAATCTTTCTTAAAATGGGTTAACGATAACGCTAACGCTATGAATATGGGTGTGGGTGAGGCGACCAACTACGGTGCAGTCTACTCAAACCTATTTTCTGGATTTATAAAAGATACCAACAAGTTAAGCGCATATACTGCTAAGATGTTGCAGACATCGGCAGTTATTGCCGAGGGGTCAGGGCGCACGATTACAGACGTTATGGAGCGGATTCGCTCAGGTTTGCTAGGGAATACGGAAGCGATAGACTTTTGTCGCACCGCTTAGAAATAGGCGGATTAAGAACTTACCAAAATCGGTAGAACTCTAAATTTTAATTTACAACTTCGGTATAAATGTGATATAATATACTTAGTCAAGAAGAGGTGATATTATGGGCATTATATACGAAATTAAATGTACCAAAACAGGAAGAAGTTATTTTGGTCAATCCAAGAATATAAAAAGACGATTCGATGACCACAAATATAAACTTCGTCATAACCAGCATTATTCGGAAGAAATGCAAGATGATTTTAATTTGTTTGGAGAAGAAGAGTTTCAATTTTCTATTTTAGAAGAAGTATCTGATAACATCTTAGACGAAAGAGAAAGTTATTGGATATCATTATCTGACAATGCGTATAATATTGAAAGCGGTGGAGTTAGGGATAAACAACTTGCTGAAAGCACCAAAGAGAAATTAAGTGTTAAAGCAAAAGAGAGATATAAAACTCACGCAAAATATTTTAATAACCCAGAAGCTATCAAGAAACGCTCAATATCAAATACAGGAAAAAAACGAGATGATGATTTTAGAAAGAAAATGAGCGATATTGCCAAAAAAAGAATAGGTTCTAAAAACTCATTCTTTGGTAAAAAACACTCTGAAGAAACAAAACGAAAAATCAGCGAAGCTAATAAGGGAAAATATGATGGTGGCAAGCCTAAAATTCCTATCGTAGCTATTCATCTTGAGACTGGAGAAATAAGGGAGTACGCATCAAAAAGCGATGCTTCGAAAGATATTTTTCCAGCTAGATCTTTTATTGACAAAGTTTTGAATGGTGAAAAGAAACATTATAAAGGGTACACTTTTAAAGAATTAAAACATGACGATACCGAGGTAAACTAAGCAATTAAAAAGGCTTAGTCACCGTAGAGCATAGGGATTGAACCTGTGCTTTTTGTTTTGTCAAAAAGTATAGAATAAAATATCCCCACGAGTGGTAAGCACCTAAACAATTCGGTTGTAGGTGAAAATATATGCCGAACTTACAAGAAATTGTAAGAAGTATGGATAAAAAGCCATGCGATAACATTATTGAGAAGACCTAGGAATCAACGTCAATGTGGCTATGATTGAATCCACAGAAGCCTTTAAGAAGTTCGCAAACGGACAAAGCTGGCAACAATTAGACTACCAAACCCAGCAACAAATCCGTCTTATGGCTATCCTGGAGCAAGCTACCGCTAAGTATGGAGACACCTTATCCAACTCTGTCAACGGTAGTATCAGCCTGTTTAAGTCGCTGATGAAAGATAGTGCATTGAACCTGGGTAATGCTATGTTACCGATTATCAATGCGATCATGCCTGTCTTGAACTCTTTTGCTATGGTTTTGAAGAACGTTACGGCAAAACTTGCAGAGTTTATCGCTTTGATGTTCAACAAGAAAGCAACAGTTAAAGATGGTGTCGGCGGAGCAGTTGGAGACATGGGTAACGCCATGAAGGATGCTGCAGGCGGAGCAGGAGACCTTGCTGATGCAGTAGATGACGCAGGAGACTCAGCAGGAGGACTTGCTGACAATCTTGGAGACTCGGCCAAAAACGCTAAGAAGGCCGCTAAAGAATTGCTAGGTCTTTTGGGATTTGATGAGATTAACATCTTGCAAAAACCAAAAGACGATGATGCAGGCGGTTCTGGAGGTGGCGGCGGTGGTGGAGGCAAAGGTGGTAAAGGAAAGGGAGGCGGAGGCGGACCTTTCAAAGACATCTTGCCAGAAGTCGAGTTGACCGACATGGACAACAAATTCAAGAGCATTTTTGATGGTCTTGGAGATAAGCTAAAAGGGTTGTTTGACCTCTTCAAAAAAGGTTTTGATGCAGCGTTTAGACCAGAAGGTTTAGAGCGTATCAAAGCTGCTTTAGAACGAATCAAGAAAACTCTTGAAGAAATCGCTACTGATCCGAGAGTTGTAAATGCCTTTAACCGCATGACCGAAAAAATCGCTTATGCTTTGGGGCAAATAGCTGGTTCGTTAGCTACTATCGGAGTTGGTATTGGTGTACTCCTTACCGAAAGTATTGCAAACGGCCTTGAAAGGCAGAAAGAACGCATTATCAGGGCGCTAGTCGCTTTGTTTGATAATGTTGGTAACATTGCAGAGGCTGTAGGAAATATCGCTCAGGCCTTTTCTAGTGCTTTCTACGACGTTATTACTTCAACTGGTGCGGTTCGTATCGGTAGCGCTATTGTGTCAACTCTATTAAGCTTGACATCTACCATTGTTGAAGTCGGTAGCAAATTAGCAGGAAGTTTGTTTAAAGGATTTGAAAAAGTCGTTGTGACAAGCTCTCCTAAAATTTCATCGATGCTTCAAAGTCTTTTGGACATTGTAGCTCCGATATTTGAAACTATTGAGAGTGTTGTTGATAAGTTTGGCGATGGATTGAGTAGTGTCTACGATGAACATGTAGCCCCTGCTATTGACTCTATTACTAATGCTTTTAACGGACTAATTGACATTATTCAAATTCTTTGGGAAGGAAGTTGGAAGCCTTTTACTGAGTTCTTGTCTAATACGTTCGGCATAAGTATTGAAACCGTCGCTGATTTACTAGGCGGTATCATATTAGAAGCATTGAAGTTATTAGCTGATACAATCAAGCTGGTAGCTGATGGTTTTACTGCTTTTTCTGATTGGTGCAAAGAAAATAAAGAGATTATCTCCACAATCGCTAGTGTGATTGGTACGCTTGCAACCGTATGGCAAGGAATCAAGTTCTTGTCTTGGGCTGAACAAGCTGGAGGACTTGCAGGGGCATTCGAATCATTAAGTGGCAAGGTTTCCCTTATTGTTAGCGGAATTAAAGATCTTGGACTAGCTTTGAAAGCTTTGACATTTGATAAATTGGTCAGCTTCGGTGAAACCATCTATTTGAATGCGTTGTATGCAAAAGACTTCGTGGTCAACTCAGGTAAATTGATTGTAGAGTTAGGAAAAACTGCTCTAGAACTTGGTAAATCAGCACTAGCTTGGGGCGTTCATGCAGCACAAATGGGGCTTGCAGCGGCCGCAGAAATCGCTCAATCGATTGCAGCAGGAGTTGCAGCAGCTGCAACATGGGCACTCAATGGAGCCATTGCGGTATTGACCAGTCCGATAACCTTAGTTATTGCTGCTATTGCAGCTTTGATTGCTATCGGTGTCTTGCTCTACCAAAACTGGGACACTGTTGTTGAGTTTGCTAAAACAGCATGGCAAGGACTATGTGATTTTATCAGTAGTATTTGTCAATCAATTGGCGAATTTTTCAGCGGTCTATGGACGAAGCTACAAGAAATCTTTGAGCCAATAGGTCAATGGTTTAGCGAAAAATTCCAGCAAGCATGGGACGCTATTGTAAACATCTTCTCTGGTATCGGAGAGTGGTTCTCTGGTGTATTCCAAGGTGCGTGGGACGCTATCGTTAATATCTTCACACCAATCGGCTCATGGTTCGGAGAACGTTGGGCTGATGTGACTAGTGCTTTGGCTAATATTGGTGCATGGTTTACGGATATGTTCCAAAAAGCATGGACTGGTCTAACCAATGTCTTTAGCAAACTAGGTTCTTGGTTTGGTGACCGCTGGAACGATGTTACAAGTGCGCTTTCCAGTGTTTCAAACTGGTTTGGTGAGATGTTCACTAATGCATACAACGCAGTAAAAGATGCTTTCAGTTCTATCGGTGACTTCTTTAGTGGAGTTTGGGATACTGTTAAAAGTATCTTCGTTAATGCTGGTCAGATGGTCGGTGAGGCAGTAGGTGGAGCGTTTACGAGTGCTGTTAATGCGGTTCTTGGCACCATTGAGAATGTGGTTAATGGATTTATCGGCATGATTAATGGTGTTTTAGATGTTGTCAGAAACTTACCTGGTTTGGGATGGATTGGAAGTGTAGGTACAGTTAGTCTCCCTCGTCTTGCCCGTGGTGGTATCGTTGATAGTCCAACTATTGCCATGATTGGTGAAGCAGGTAAAGAGGCGGTCGTACCACTTGAAAATACAGGATTTATCCAAACACTTGGGCGAGTTGTCAGCAGTGCGGTAGTAAATGCCATGGCTGGTGTCGGTCCGCAAGGTGGATTTTCTGGCGACGGCGACATCGTTATCCAAATCGCAGGTCATGAGTTCGGACGGGTAGCTATCCAAGAAATCAATAAGGAACATGAACGAGCAGGTCAAACCTTGCTCAAGATTTAGGAGGTTAAATGGCACAATTGACAATCAATGGGGTGGCTGTGAAGCCTCCCAAATCTTTTCAAGTCGGTATTCAGGATATCGATGGTGAAACAGGGCGTAATGCCAATGGCGACATGGTGCGTGACCGTATCACGACTAAGCGAAAATTAGACTGTGAATGGGGTATGCTGACTCAGGAAGAAATGAGTCAGCTTTTAAATGCCGTTTCAGCAGTTTTTTTTG